ACAGTTTCATCAAGAAGCTTGGTGTCCTACACAAGAGCAAGTTGAAAAACTTTTACAAGAATTAGAAACCAATTTTCATCCTAAATATCATTGTTTTACTTTATTGTGTGCTAATGGTCTTAGGGCTGGGGAAGCTGTATCTCTTAAAGTTTCTGACATAGATTTTGCAAGAAAAAAAATTAAAGTACAAAGAGCAATGTCTAATAATCGAACTCTTAGAGGTACTAAAACTGTATCAGGAATGAGGGAAGTGTACTTTGGTAAAAAACTTAAAGAGGTTTTAGAAGCATTGATTGCAAATAAAGAATCTAATGATTGGATTTTTGATGCAAAATTTAATGATGGAAAACCTATTGGATATAACTCTTTAATGAAATATGGAATACGAAAAGCATTAAAAAATCTTAATATGCAACATGAGTGGAAAAAAGGTGTGCATCCCTTAAGGCATTATTATGCAAGTCGTATTATCCAGGTACAAAGAGAAAATAATCGTTCGCCTTTATGGGTACAAAAAATGCTAGGACATTCAAGCTATCAGATCACCACACAATTGTATGGTCATCTGATAGATAAAGACCCTGAAAATATGAACGACATTATAGAGGAGAGTTTATATTAAGTTGGCCACGATCCTCTATCTCTCCCAATTTTTCGTATTATTTTTCCATCAGTTTCAAGGTTTCGTAGGATGTAGTTTAGACCTCCCTGCGAAACCTCAGTTTCTTCCTTAATTTCTTTATAAGTAGGCGGAATTTCATGTTTTTTTACATAATTCCTTATAAACTTTAAAACTGCCAAAGTTTTTGGTGTCATTTTTATTACCTTATATCATCCGAACTTGGGCCAGGATCACCTTGCCAATAAGGGTTTGTTTGTCCGCCACTTTCTTTAGCTTGCTGATAAGGGTTTTGAGGTGGTTGTGATTGTGGTTGTTGCATAGGTGGTTGCCCTTGACCCATATCTTTTGGTTTCATCCCTTTAGGCAATACAACCAACATTCCACCTCCAGAAGGTACTAACTTTAAATCCAGGTTAGGCATTGTTGATCCGAATTGTGGGTTTGGTGGCCATATAATACCAACCTTTGTTGCATATTCTGTCTTGTAACCTTTTGTGCGATTACCTTCAATAAAGTAAACATCCATTTGATTATTTATCATGTTTTGCTCCTAAAATTCTTTTTTCTGTTTGTTTTAAAATCTGCTCAACTTTGTCTTCAAAACTGTTTTTTGTAATGCCAATATGTTGATACAACCTATTTCTAAGGGATGGATCACCTGTAAATGGATTTCCCTCAAAGTCTATAGGTGAGTTACAAATTGACGCTTCATGCTCAATAATTTCTAAAGCTGCCAATTCTTTATTTTTCGCACTTTCGCCTAGCCAACGATCATAGGCAATACTAGCCCACTCAACCCATAAATATAAATCCTCTGGGTTTTTTATAACGCCAGCTGACGCTGCTTGTTGCACGACTCCTGTGCAAAAAATCTTTCTACTATCTGGCTCTTTATAATTCATTTTCATATCCCCATATTTCCTTAATTTCGTTCATTGTGTTTTGGTCGATGTCATTCCAGATAAATGTTGTAAAGTCAGGCGCAATAAACCTGGCTAACATTTTGTAATTATCAGAAATGGAAAGTAAATTTTCCCTTGCTCGTGCTGATGCACGCATGGTTTCACGCGCTGCTTTTAAGTGTTGTTTGTTTAAATAATCCGTACTTTCTGCATCAAAGACAATGGATCGCAAGGGATCAGCATATAAAATGCGAGGTTTTTTTTGAGCAGCGTGTGCATAGGTTGCAACTTGGCGTACCCAATACACTCTAGGTTGTGCTAAATTAGTAGGTTTTCTAATACCAAACCCATCTTTTTTTTCTATAACACTTGGCCAAGCTGTTTTTATTTCATTAATATAATGTTCCTCTGTAATATCCACATAACCGCCAATAGGTCGTTTTAATTGGTGCATTTTACCTTGTACTAATTCTTGTGTTAAAATGGGCTGAATATGATGTTCATTTGCTATTGTAAGCAAATTATCAACAACATCTGGAAACGCTTTTTTGCAAACTAATTTTTGCTCTGCATCTTTTGGGTGTAAAGGTTTGTGCTGATCTAAAATATCAATCCAATGATTAATTGTAGCTTGTTTGTCCTTACCTTTTAAAATATCTACAAAACATCCTTCAGCAGAACTTCCTGCCTGCATTTTTGCATTTACATTTTCCAAACGCTCCCTGCTAATATTAGATACATATTTTACCAACCACCAATCAAGCGGACAAAATTGTGGGTCAATTCTTGATGGATACCACATATCAATCATGTTTTACTCCTCTGGTGGCAAGCAAACTTATCATTTGGGGATTACAAATTTGCCTGCCATAATAGTTTATGCACATTTTCGTTTATGCACATTAAAAGACAAAAAAATTTAACTTTTTCGATTTGTTAAACGATTTGTAATTATAAAATTGGATAAAAATATTTTAGGATCACTAGGCAGTTTTATTGCTTCTTGAGGAAGATTACGATTTTGCAAATAAAATTCACCATCTCTTAAACGTAACCATCCACAATATTTAGGCCCTTCTGTAGTAAAATATAAACATATACAATTTAATGCTACTTCTAAATTTTCAACAGGGTCAGCCCGCCAAACATGAGTCCAATTTGAAGCAAAACTTTCACTTTCATTATTAAAATGTCTTACAGTTGTGGCAAAGCATCCATCCCAGGTCTTTAACACTCTAAGGCTTGTAGCCATATTAGGTTCAATTGGAAAAAGCTGCGCTAAAGGTTGTGTTACATGATTTATATATCCAATGATAGGAATATCAATCATATCTGAAGGCATTGCAGGTAAATTTAAAAAATCACGAAATGACTCATATTTATTTGAAATTTTATTAATGGTTCTTATTGATAATGTGTGATTCGCTCTATCACCTGTACCATTGACAAAACCTGTTAATGTACTGCTTGAAATACCGCAGGTTTGTGCTAGTTCCGATGTACTCATACCTAAATCGTTTCCTAGCTTTAAAAGTGCATTTTGTAATTGCTTTTTTTCCATATCTAATAGCATCATTTTATCCTTATCATTAAAATCGTCAAACTTTAATCATAAGGAATAATTACTAAAAATCAAAAACTTTAACTTTACCTATATATCCGTACAAAATTTTTTATTATATGTATAGTGTCTTTGCATATAATCTTGTGTTTCTATGTAACTATTCACCATTTTATTATAACCATTTTTTTGAAAATTATTGATACAATCATAAACATTATCTTCAATTAAGATGTCTAATTCATCACTTGTTGTAAAAGTTGTTTCTTTTCCATTAACTTTTGTTTTCACAATAAAATACCCAGCATCACTACATTCATGCACAATATTTGAAACACCTTGTCTTGTTATTTTTAATATTTCCATACAACGCTGAATATTTAACTCCTGGTTGGTTTTCTTATGCCAATAGGCTAACAAGGAAATGACCTGTCTTTTAGGTGAACTGTTAAAATAATTTTGTATTCTTGAAACTTTTTTATTGTTTTCATTTAAAACAAAGTGATTGATTTTATTCTTTACAAAACCCACAAATAATTCATCGGAAATAGATAATTCTTGTAAGGACACATTATTATTAGTTTTAATTCTTAATTCAAATTTTAATTGTTTTTCTGTCATATACTACTCATTGTCGAAATAGGTAAACTAATTTTACCAATACTGTCTAAATATGTTCTCTTTATCGTTCTCGCATATAACTGCATAGTTGTCAAATACTGTGCGAGTTTAAAAAAAATGCAAAATAACGAAAAAATATTAATAGA